TATTCACCGGTCGCTTGGTTCTTCATTTGCTTTTTGAATGCGCCCTTTGAATAAGAAGTTTGATGTCTTTTGTATCTTCCTCTCTTATATTTTGGTCCTTCTTTTTTTGGAGGATCGTCTCTTTTAGCAGGAGGTTCGGCCAATATAACATCATCTTCTGGTTCTTCTATGGCTTCATCTCCACCAGTATCACCTAGATCGTCTCCTAGATCTGCACCGAGTTCTGCGCCGAGATCATCCCCTAGGTCTCCCCCTAGGTCACCACCGCCACCAGCTTCTGCTGGTTGTCCTGCAGCTTCTAAAGAGGCCATAAACTTACGATCGTAATACATTTCTCTTTGCATTCTTAAGAATTCTTCCTCGGAGAGTCCAAACATATTTTCAGCAACCCATCTGCGAGAAAAGTATCCTTCCGTTGCATTTCCAGCAACTTGGAATTTCTTATCCCAATGTTCAAGTTCTTGAAGTTCCGCTATCTTCGAAGGATTATTCAATTGTAACTTAAATGATAAAAGATCATCATTTCGAAATCCCATTGTGAATAGGTGAATAATACCAATTTTTTCTAATTCAGAGATCACAACCCTCTGCAATCTTTGGATTGTTCTAGCAAAACGAATATCTTTTTGTGCCAATGTGGTCTTATCCTCTGAGGCTCCCTCACCCATAGTTAAATATGATTGCGGTATTTTAAGAGCGGAGAACAACTTATCTCTAAGATACTTTACATCCTCAACAGTTCCCGTGAATTGTCCACCAGCTAGGTTTTGTATGTCTGTGCTGGAATTTCCACGAATTGGAATATAATAATCTTCCTCAATTGACATAGGATTGTATCTTAAATCCAGCCGTCCTGTTTTGGGATCTGTAATCTGGTGGCGTTTCATCTGCGTCATAACTTTTTGCATATATTGTTCAACGTCTTGTGGAGGAATGTTCCCAACGTCTATTTTAAAAACTCTTCTTTCGGGGGAACGAACAATACGATACGCCATCATTGCATCTTCTAAAAGAGTAAGTTGTCTCCAAATTCTTCTTGCAGGTTCCAGTACGGAAGTTCCATATGGAGCATGCTTATCATTTCCTAAAATTCTAAAATGAGCCATCTGCCAATTTTCTAAGGTCATACCTCCGGAGTTCCATTGATATTGTACATAGTTGGGATTACTCTCGTCCTCTCCTTCCAATCTCTCAATTTCCTGCGAAGGAAGACCAATACAGGATCTTATTCCCATTTGATCTTCGATATCCAAATAAAGAAAAAGATCTCCATATTTACACATCGTTCTGCACCAGCCAAAGAGGTTGTGTTCAATATTAAGGACATTAATGAAAAGATTATCTAAAATAGATTTTATCTCTTCGTTGGGACATTTTATCTTGAGCATTGTTTGTATGGAAGAATGTGTTGTCATTTCATCGGCATAAATATCTAAAGAGGAGGCTATCTCCGGAGTATATTCCATTTGATCAAAGTCAACATAACGCTCCGAACGATTTCTATTTGAAATCATGTTAGCGGCCAATATTGTCATTGGATTGTATTCAACTTTCTTAAATTGCTTTCCGGAAGCAGAAGTAAATTTATTAGCGTAAATATCTAGATGTCGCCTTCTTAATTGCCGCCCGGTTTGAGTTCTCCGGCTGGTTATAGGACCAGAGAACAATCTAGTTAAAGATTTAAATAAACCATTTTCTTCGTTATAGGGGTTTTTACCCAAATGTCTTTTTCTTTTTGCCACTTATTCATCCTTTGAAAATCCAAGCAAACTCTCTTGGTAGTGATAACTCTTCTTCATATTTAGTTGCGAAGTCTTGATTATATCCTTCTTGCCCTTTAATAGTTGTATTCATAACGTTTGATTTTATGAACATACCACTCAACATAGCTTTCTTATATTCAGTTTCTTTTTTGGAAACAGTTAAGGCAGTATCTCTAACCCAGCACATAATTGCTAATGCCATAATGAGATCATCATGATAAGATCTCATCGCTTCTGGTTTCCCACTGTTCCAAATAAAAGTCCTGAATTCGTTAAAGGTACGAGAAGAATAGGTTTTAATGAGTTTATTCCTGACAAATTCCTCAAGCTTCGCAACAACTAAAGGTCTGGTTTTAATTGAAGTTGTAAATCCGGGTACTGCGTTTGTCATATGTTCCCCTTGGGTTTGATCTACAAATTGATGAGTTCCTTTAATTGAGTAATAAAGATTTTGATATCCCAATGTAATTAGTTTTTCCAAAACCGAAATGCCTATGCCATTATTTTCAACTACCAAAAGGCAATCCCCGTACTCTGTGGCCGCAGAATACACCATTTGTGAATACATATCTAGGTTCGGTTTCCCTTGATACTCCGCGACTATCTCCATTGTTTCTAATTTTAAAACATGAAAAACAGAATTGTCAGCCCCGTCGCCTCTAGCAACATCGGCAACGAGTAAATAAGTGTTTCCCTCTTGGAACTTCTCCCAAATCCAAAAATTTCTATCATAACCTGTCCTATATTGTGGTTCTCGTATATTTTCATGAAGCCATGCTATATCATCAGCATGTATCACTGTATCGCCGGAAGTATTGAAATTACATTCTAATTCTTGTGCGATTTGCCTACGAGACATATTTTTTGTTTCTTTGTTAAACCAGTCCTTATCTCTCTCTGGGTGAACCTCCCATCCCAAACGAATCGGTTTAAAATCATTTTGATTCTCCTCAGCGTCAACATAAGTTTTATGAAACCAGTTTCCAACACCATTCGGAGTCGAGAGAGCAATACAACGCCCACCAGTTGACAATGTGGGATAGAGGCCAGTCCATAGTTCACCAAGTCCATCAATGTGTGCAGCCTCATCAATTACTAATAAAGATAGTGCTTCCGAACGACCAGCGTCTCCGGAGGTTGACGCAGCCTTTATCTGTGATCCGTTTGATAATTCGAATGAAGTTCTGTTGTCAACTTTAATTTTTGCAACTCTCATCCAGTCCGGAAGGTAGTTCATTATATTCTTAACTTTCTTTACAAGATTTGCTGCTGTTGCGAATTTGGTTGCGATGACCAAGACATTTTTGTCTCGATGGAAAAGCATGAGCCAAACGCAGTAAGCAGCCGAGATCGTTGAAATCCCAAGCTGCCTCGCCTTTAATATAACCGTAAAGCGAAAATCATTGAAGTCATCAATGAGATCGTCTTGGTATGGATAAGTTTGAAATGGAATCAATCCTTTCATCGGATGAGAGATTCGGCAATAGTTATTTATGAAATACTTGGGATCCTTCCCTGATTTCACAATTTCTTTTACAATGTCTTTCTTCGATAATTTAAATGCCATTTCATTTTTTCTAACTGTTTTCGTTGTAGAAGCTTATAAGATCGTATTCATCGATGAGAGCAGAAACCTCCTCCGGAGAGAGATTTAAGCTAGCTGGGATTGCCTCCACTATTGCATTATACATGCCATCGGATACATCTTTCATGTCATAGTCCATCTCTTCCATCAAGGCTCCGGAGAGACTTGCGATTACATTTAAAATCAAAGCAGCTAACAGTACTTTTTCAATTGGACTCTTCGAAGATTTAACTGGTAGTTGTCCATCTCCGTCATCAGGTGAGTCCTCTTGTTTTAGATATCTGTTTAAAAACAACAAAACAAGAATTGTAGCTGTGCCCTCGTTGAGAGTCTGTACATGCATCTCTTCTTTTATTAATTTCTTTAAAAGTTTCGCTGTTAATTTCATTTCTTGTTGGCTCCTTTTTTTAATTTATCGTTTTTAGGTCGTTTGGTTGAGTGTTGTTCTAAAAACTTACGAGTAACATCGCGTGTCATGTCCACGGAAGGTTCCAAATAAGGCTCGGAATCCATTCCGCTAATTTTGTAGTGCTGATAAGCTTGTACAAAAGAACGAACGCGAGAAGTTGATTGTACTAATATTTTGATCTCCCCATCCTTTGTAAGTGAAACTGACTTTCCGGTAATTGACTTATATTCTTTCATTAAGAATTTTTTAATTTGATTAAGCATTCTTTCTATATCTTGCTCGAACTTACCAGCATACACTTCTTTCAATTTAATATCCGATTGGTAGTTGATACAGATCTTATTTCCGTAAAATTTAACTGAGAATCCATCCATAACTCGTGAGTCTAGAATTGGACACCCCTCTTCTCGTCTAAGTCCGACTGACCTGGCTTGTCCGTCTAAGGCAAACCTTTCGTCGTGTGCACCATCATAAGCGTTCGCAGCAGCTTGCGCTAATCCTTGTATAATTTCTAATGTATTTGAACTCATTTGTTTGGTCTCCAGCCTGTTTTCCATCTTTCTTCTCGGCCTTCCACCCATTGTATATAGCATTTTTCACAGCATGTAAACTTTGTCATATAGACATCATCATTAGATTTAAAAGAATATGTATTACAAATAGGACAAGAACGATTGGAATTCTTCATAATTAGTTTCCTAGGAATTAAAACTCCATTTACTTCTTGCTTATCATGATCTTCTTCCTCTGTCTCTTTAGTATGCATTTGTTTTAATTGAGAAAGATAATTATTTTCTTTCTCATCGTTCCAATCCTGCTTAGGATTTTTAACAGTCTCATTTCCATATTTTTCCGCTATTGCTTTTTCTATTTTTATTGCGTAGTTTGGGTCTTTTTGTTTCATTGTGTTAATCCTGGCTTAACAGCATACATTATTCCAATTGCCGTTGCTGCTCCAACGACAAAGCCGCCTGCTATAATTAGTATCTCATCACGAGGTTTCATCTCTTTTATCTGTTCGTCTCTGATTTTTAAGATCTCATTGAGTTTTGTTGTCTCCGCTTTATATTGAGCGGTAAGCAAATCGTATTTATACTTTTCATCGATCTTAACCTTATCAATTTCATAGTCAATACGAACGTCGCATGTCATTTGAGAGGTCTGGTGTTCGATGACAAGTTTTTTCATTGCCTCTTCGTTGAGTAAAGTACCGCTCCATAGAACGCAATCTCCGGCTTCCACCTTAGTATATAATGGTCCAGCCGAAACCATTGAGGCTAATAATAGAATCATTTTTTTCCTTTATTTTTTTTATTTATAGAACGTCTAAGGCTCTCGACCTCTTCTTCCAAGTGATCAAGCCGATGTTGGGTTGTGTAATAAAACCCTGCGAGAACAGCGATAACTGTTCCGATTGTTACTAATTGTGAGATTTCTAATTTCATTCTTCATCTATCCCCATTTCGTCTAAAAAGTCGGAAATTTCTTTGGGGTCTGCTTCTGGTTTATCCAACAGAC